CAGCACTTTGAGGTTGGTCTGTCTGCCAGGATTGGTGGCCTGAGGTACACCACCGCCATAAACGGGATAACCTTCCAGCTCCAAAATATAAAGAGCCTGATTAAGCTTTTCGGTAGAGATACCAAGCTCACGCTCAACACCAGCACCGATGTCAATCATGCCCTTTTCAGTAACTTGCTGTTTGAGGAAGTCTGCTGTAGACTGAGCCAGATTCATACGAGCTTCAGAGTTTTCATTCAGAAGCGAACGAATAGACGAGTCATTGTTGTAACCCATCTTTTCAGCAATCTCGTTAAGAGAATATCCTTTTTCTCTCAAAGCTTTTGCCTGCTCGACTTCATGCGCTCTTCGCTCAGTCTTAGCCAAAGCCTTCTGAACTCGATACTGTGTAGTAGTCAAGCCCAAAGACTTAGCAATCTCGGTTTCGCTCAAACCATCTTTCTTAAGCTTGTCAATTCGACTAAGAAAGTCGCCACAATGCTGATGAGGGTTTTCGCCAGAACCGTGAGGATATCTACCGGAACGACCGGCTATGCCATAGTGGTACAGCTCCAATTCGTCCAACGGCGGATTAGGTTGGTAGCCCATGAATTATCCCTCCTCAGTTTTTATTTTGTTAATTAGTTTGTCAAAGGTAATGATCTTGTCCATGATTGGTAGAATCTCGTCTACCGCGGGTTCGCAAATATCAACGTCGTCGAACTGGTAAATTCGAAGCTCAGTATCGATTTCACCAGGCTTGACATTGTACTCCAGACAGAAGAGGGCAGCATAAATTTTGAGCTGCTCCATATGTGCGGGAGTTACGCCGGTTTTAAGGTCGTGAATTCGCAGCAATCCATTCTTAAAAGAGATAGCGTCAGCTGTACCGAAGCAGTTCTCTGAAAAGAAGAGGGGCTGCTCAGGAATCATCTGATAACCGATTGCGTCATTCACATACATGTTCAAAGTCTTGTTAGACCTCGGAAGTTTTTGGCGAAGACGAATGCAATGAGCAGCAAAGTCATGAAGCTCGGTGCCTCTCAGAGTTGCCAAATGGTTACTGAAAGTTGCTCTGAGTTTGTCCTCGTCGTAGCTTATCCAGTGATACTTACTGGCGCTTAAGAATGCGTGTTGACCTACGAGGTCGTAATGCGGTTTGAAGTTCATTAAGGACCTCCTCCTTGTTCTCGGGAAATATAAATGCCGCGAAAGACATTCGGTTCATAAGCTCAACGTAATACCCCTGGTTCGGACGACAGGAAGCCTCAGCATTCTTCTTACCTTCGAGGGCTGCCCATCTGTCGTTGTACAATATCAATAGGTCCGGAATGCCTTGAATCTCATTCGGGTCCATATGGATGATGATACAACCAGGGAACATTTCTCTAAGCTCATTTACCAATTTGGTTTTGAACCTATTTTCGAGCATGTGATAATCTCTCCTTTCAGAATATCAATGCAAACGAAAAAGAGAGTGCCAAGTTTTTAGAATTGGCGTTTTTATCTCTCTCTTCATAAAAGGCCATGTTTTTTTCGCGCGGCTAGATTGACTGCTAAAATATCAATGTATCCAATGTCCTTGCTTTTTGGTGTCGTCATACACCATCTTCTCGCCATCCTCGAACCAAACAGTAATTGACAAATATCCATTAGGATGATAACCGATGGCTTTCTTGGATAGCTGAGGATAGAGCGATTTGAAATTGTCAAACATCTCCTTGTACGCTTTGTGTATGTCTTTACACGCCTTGTCCATATAGTGTCGCTCCTCTCATTTGTCAGTAAAATTTGCTTAAGCCCACTTTCCCAACAATTTCGCCTAATTATATATAATATTTAATTTTTTTATCACATTTAAATAGAAAAGTAAGTGGGCAAGTGGGCAGAGATTTTTTCACAAGCAGATTTTTCCTCAAAAATGGCCGTTTATACACAATATATTGTGTTTTTTCACCGTTTTTAGCCTATTCTTCAAACCCGTCCGTGCCCATTTTACACATTTCCAAAAGTGGGCACAAAGTGGGCAAGTGGGCTTGAATTTTACCCAAAATCGCCAATTTTCGTCCGTACCCGCCCCAAAAAGCTACCCAAATCTCCAAAATTTTTAAAACGCCCATTTTTTCTGTCCAAATGCCCACATTTCGAAAATGCAAAAGTGGGCAGAAAATTCGTTAGTTTACGAAAAAACAAGAGGCCAAGTTTGTTAGACTCAGCCTCTTTTTGAGGTGTCACATATCGGTTCTAATGAGATAGACCTCGTTGTTTCTCACGCTCGTCTTTACCGGAAGTGCCCGCCGCTTGATAGATGTATACAATGTCGTCTGGCATACCTTGGCACTCGCATACTCGTGACCGTCAAAATCGACTCTAGCGATCTTAACGTTCATTCGTATGAATTCCTCCAGATACTTGCCCAACGGATTGTACTCTCTTTTTCTCGGCAGCTCTTCCATAACAGTGAATTTCATAGTTTTTAGTTCCCCTTTCATTAATATGAGTTTCCTCATAATGGAACGTGTTTTTTGTGCGTTAGGAGGCGCTCTAAGGGCTTCTAAGACACGCAGGTAAAACTATACCTAAATATCATAAAAGCCGCTTAAAACGCCTCCCAGAGCCTCACAGGGGCATTGTGGTGGTCAACTAAGCATATCTTTCACTATGGCTCGGTCGATATAGAGAAGTTCTCTCAGGTCGCTCCAAGTGATTTTGGTATTACGCTGTTTTTCGTAACGCTCCTTAGCCTTGACACACCTAGGACAAATATCCATCTTGGTACGGCGAATGTACTTCCATCCGCTCTTGTCGTAGTAGTTGAGATTCTTCAAGAACACGCTACCCTGCAGACAAATATCACAGGTAAGCCAAGTTCCTCTACGTCGCATCTTGGTCCTCCTCCTTGTTAAGGTTCCAGTCACGAAGCATACGCCATATTGTGTCAGCAGCATCGGATATCGCCTTGCCAAAGCTGTCCATTACATCGGGGTTATTGAATAGACGTTTCGCCTCGACTCTTTTCCATGCCTCTTGAATCAGACCAACGTCAATGGCGACACCGATAATTCTGTCCTCGGGCATTTTTATTCCTCCATACACCATGCTTTATGGATTTCGAGAGTTGGCGAAACTATGAAACCAATAAGCACTAGAAATTTGTAAAGACGACTGTTAAGACATCCTTTTCTCCACTTATTCCAGGCTCGGATATGCCGGACGAAGCGTTTATACAGTTTTTTCATCGGGCTCGTCCTCCCGTTTCAGAATATCTTTGATGAGCTTGTCAACGTGCTTTAGGAATTCGCTATCGCACCAACAATGCTGCGGAATATCACGTATCCAACGAAGCGTAGCCATGTACTTATCATGCTCCTCCTCATACCACTCAAACTGTTTACGGAAAATAAGTTGTACGAGGGATAGACCAATGCTAACCCCGGATAACAACATAGCTATGCATAATAGAATAGTCTTAAGCATCTGTTACCTCCTCACCAGAAATTTTTGTGGCAGTATGGAATATCAAATTCAACTTGAATCGTATCTACCAGTCTACGCGGGTCGTGCGTCATACGCTTACGAACGCTGGACGCATCGATTCTTTCAATCGTTTTCGGGTCGATTTCGAAGATGCTCTTAAAGATGGCTTCCATGTGCATACACCGCTCTCGTAACGATGCGTTTTCCATCTTGAGTTGTTCGTACTCCCTCAACGGAATATCAACCCTGTTTTTGGATTCGATCTCTGCCTCGGATATAGACTGCATGATTTTACCCTGCTTTTCGATAGCCTGTGCTTGAATAAGGGCAGCCTCTTTGACCGACTTATTATCGTGTACAATGAGATCAAACATTTGTTTCTCCTTTCAGAATATCAATGCTCCCATATCGGTTCTCACGAGATACACTTCTCCGTTTCGCATCATCGCATATGCAGGGAAACCGCATCTCTCGCAAGCGGCTGACATAGAGTGCCGACAACCCTCAGCCGAGCCATATTCCTCACGAGTATAGTCCACCCGTGCAAAAGGCGTGTTCATCGCAAGGAATTCCTCAACCTTAAGCTGTACGCTACCGGGCTGTGCCTTACGCCAGCTACCTTTTGGAATCGTATCAACTTTTACCAGTTCCATAGTTTTTTCTCCTTATTCAATAATGTCCAACTTCATACGAATATCACTAGGAACATTGTCCTTCCAGACATACGTATTCTTCAGAATATAATTGTTATACTCCATAGCAGTCTTGTTGGCACGCATTTTGGCCTGTTCTGCCCAACTCTGCTTTTCTTCATTGTCGGAGTCCTTATACTGCTCGTACGTAAGCTTGTCGCTCTCATAAGAAGCAATCATAGCTCGGCAGGTGTCCTCGACTTTTTTAATAGTGTCGTAATTGGTTTTATCGTCAGCCTTCTGAACGCCATGCCACCAATTGTTCCATGTGGCAACGCCGGCGGGGGTACAGGTGAAGAAGATGAATGCAGCGAACAGAAGTACACAAAGTATAATCGCGACAATTGCAACAATATCCTCGCCCATCAGTCGCTCACCTCCATCTTAATAACAGGATCGTCGACTTCGAACGGAATATCAGAGTACAGGTATGCGCCCGTCCATTCGATATACTTACCATCCGGAGTGAAGAAGATGCCGTTATCGTTTGCGCCATAGGTGCCGTCAATGTCCGCAACCCAGTTGTTCGTGGTACCACGTTCGTAATATTCGCTATCGGGTGTCAAGTAACTGTTAAGGCTAGATACTTTGCCATCAACGACAAAGCTGCCTACAACAGTGTTGCCGCTGAACAGAACAATATAACCCAAAGGCTTCTGGACCTCGCAAGGGAGAGTGTTCGCCTTTTCACGCTGACCATTTACCCAATAAGCTCTACGAATTAGGTTATATCGTTCGAGAGAGTATTGAATGTCGGTAGGGGTGGGCTGATTGGTCTGAAGATCCTTTGCTGCCTGCTGAGTGTTGACCCGGTCATTCAGAGTACCGTCCTCAGGGAGTTCGCAACCCGCACACAGGCACAGGACACTGAGCAGCATCAAAGCAGCAAAAATAATACACAACGTCTTGATTACGATTTTCTTATTTTTCATTTGTTTTTCTCCTTTCAAATATAAAGCATCACTTTTTAGTAAGCCAGTACCAGCCGTATCCGAGGACAGCCAGTAGTACCACCCAGAACGGCGTTTCAATCTGGGTAAATATCCATATCAGACAAATTAACCAAAGTAGCATTAGGCTTCCTCCTTATTACGAGGTTCAGCATCCCAACAGAACCAATTATCTGCGGTATACCATCCATCGAACTTGCAACACTTTTTCGACGCATTATCGTGCAGTCTACAATCCGCACAATAGCATTTCGCAGTAGGAGGTTTATCGAACCGATGCTTTATCCGATAGTTGTATCTTAATCGACCGATCCATTTCTCAATTCCAGAGCATATGACGATTCCCAAAAATAATGCCACCACTAATAAGGTTGAGCCGCCGATAATTATCAGAAAGTCTTTCAGCATGCGTCAGTCCTCCTTCGGCCGATAATCCACTTCCCAGATGCAACACAGCAGGTTCCAGACAAAGGCTCTGTCATGGGGCTCGTCCTTATCCCCACGCAGCCACTTCAGATAATGCCGCACCGCAGAGTCGATATAGCAGTGAACCGGAATACCCTTCTGCCAGTTGTTCTCGCCGTACTTCTTCGCACCCTCTTCGAAATGCTTAGCGACCTCGAGGAACATAGTAGTACGCTGACCGCCATAGGCCTTATTTGCGAAATTATCAAGAGCGGCCTTGAGCCATGCAGTCCCTTGCTCGTCGTCCTTGTCCAGGAAGCAGGAAATATCATACAGAATGGGGTCACGGCCCAATTTGTCGCATACGATTTCGGCCACAACCTCCAAAGGCATCAAATCACACCGGCCCTTGCCCTCACGCATATCCCGCACAGCACCGGTTTCGAACTGGGTACGGTCACCGGAGTCTTTGATGTGGGGTTCTGAAGATTCTTCTTCGACGTAGGGATTATCGTCCAAAGCCTCGCCCAAATATCCAATGACTTCCTCCAAGTCGGTTGTCTTATCCTCGTGGACGAAGCCCGTCATCAGATCATAGGCCTTCTGGACAGGGTTAATAGTCAATGTGATACCTCTACCATGAATATCTTTTACCTCTTCCTCAGCCGGAAGAATGCCCAGAAACTCATCCGCTTTTTTCTTAGCCTCCGTAATATGCGGATTCTCCTTGGGCCACAGCTGATGGAGGTCTTTGGCCAGATTTTTTTCTTCCTCGGTATCGATGGGATACAGCGCGAACTTGTTCGAAGGAGTATACGTATTTTCCGGAATCTCACGATCCCAACAGTCGGCGCATGTCCGAGATTCGCAGTCGTCAGGTCTGTCTAAATATCCATAGTCATGAGGGCAGAGCCGACATCCGCCATCAAAGTCATCTCTGATGCATTCCGGATGCTCCATCTTCAGTTTATCTCTACAGGTCATTTGTTTTTTTTCTCCTTTCAAATATCCTTCGTCAATCTAGCGAGCTTCTCCTGGATTGCTTCCATGATGAACATCTCGCTAAGGGTCGGACGCCACTCAGGCAGCCACTCCTTGAAAATATCATAGTAGTTGCTACCGGACGCATTCGTACCCAGCGCCTTCTTGGCGATAGCCATAGCCAGACCTTTCTCGTGGTCCATAATGTCATTCTCGCTACATCTTACCAGAGTCTTGGTGCCGTCAGCCCAAATCACACAGGTAACAGGGCCGCTGAAGTGGACTTTTTTGATGCTAGGAAGTGCAGGCATCTGTCGAGCCACAGCCTCGGTGTTTAGAATATCAGCACGGATGTATGCAAGGGGGTCGTCGCGGTATGCGAAAGGATCGCTGCGGTTTTCGATCCACTTTAGGACATCGGCGAATATTATAGTAAGACCTGCGGTAATGCTTGAGACATCATCCCAGTGGAACGGATGTTTCTTAACGTAGTGATCGACGGCAGGGTGAACGAATGTTAAATAGGTTGTTCTACTATGGACCATGTGGTCGGCAATGACCTCAACGCCATACTTCTTCGAGAATCCGTCAACGGTATCCTCAAGCCGCTTAACGGCTTCGTCTGTCATTTTCATTTGTTTTCTTCCTCCTTGTATTCGGAAATATCACCGCCGATAGTCTTGAGAACTACGCGGAACATTGCTCTGGCTTCGGACTGATCGCCAACTTCACCGGTCAGACGAATCTTCGTCATCGTGCGGTTAAGCTTGGTGTTGATCGCAAACAGCAGGGGGAATTCGTGCTGCTCAGCGGTTTCGGTATACTTCATGAACCGAGCATACAGTTCCTCGCAGTCCTGAACAGTGATTACTTTAGCCATAGTTTTTTTCTCCTTTCAAATACTCGCTATGCGAGATGTTCCAGCTGTGCTGGTTTTATAAACAGTTATACGATAATGCAGAGCAGCAGAATCAGCGCCGCAAATATAATACAACCGATAAAGATGGCGTTCTCACTAGGTTTCATAAGTTTTCTCCTTATCCAAATTTAAAATGGGTCTTGTCCACGAATTTGCGTCCGTGGTGTTTTACACGTTTGCTCATAATATCTACCCTCTGGTCAGCCATGCGGAATTTTGCTTGACGCTTCTCAAACTCCTCCTGTCGCTCTGCCTCACTAAAGGCTTTCTCGATAATATAATCGGGACAGGTCGAATGGCAGGTGGGTGTTCGTCTTGGTGGAACGCAGCCGTTACAGCATTTTATTGCCACGACTCATTCCTTCTCTCCGATGATGATTTCGGAGTAAGGCAGGTTTTCAATCATGTCGCAGAGTACGTGCCACTCATCGAGCTTATGATGTCGGCGGGAGTGGTAGATGTTGTGCAGGACTTCGTAGTTCAACATAACCGTCCGCTTCTGGTTGTAGGAGCTGGGCAGCAGCTGAATCATCTGCCACCAGTACTTTTTCATCAGGCCGGCACGTTTGGCTTCTTCCTTCATAGGCTTGGTCTTGGCCTCGAGATATTTCTTGCGGTAGTGGTTAAGAGCTGTAATGGTGACTTTCAGAACCTCGACAGAATCCCATTTTTCTCTATAGATAATTTCGTCATCCTCATACTCGAGGGCAGGAAACATATCTTCGCCCGGCAATTCTTCAGCATCGCAATCCAACAGATGCTCGTGGCTAAAATCGCCTAGCTCAAACTCCTTCGCATGAATCTTATGCATGGTGCTGCAGGAGTTGGCAACAGTACCGACTTTGTATGTATCGAACTCCTTCCACCAGTATAGAGGGGCCGTAATATCGAGGTAGACGGTAATCATCCGTCTGTACTTTGCGTGAACAGGACCGCCCTTAGCCAGGGACATCATGAGTTGATGGTCGTTGGGACCGATTACGAAAGGGTCTAATCCGGGTAACGTGCATCCGATATCGGATCCGCCGTCCCCCGCGCACCCTTCACAGCCGACATGGTCGACACAGCGGCAGCTATCACTCTTCTCCCAAGAGTTCATGGGGTTACGCATACCTCGGATAGCATGCTCCCAACCCAGTACTTCGACATTTTCAAGTTTAATCATTTGTTTTTCCTCTCCTTTTCATGTAAGCATCAGAATATCTATAGTTCAATTTGGAGTCATCCTGTATAGTCATCTCTACGGTTCTGAAACTGTTCCCGCAATCGGAGCATTTTCTTCTCCGGAACACATAGTCGACATCATTGTAGAATGGTTCGGCTACTCGAGTCTTCGAGCTACCGCATTTGGGGCAGGTCATGCCTTTGCCTCCTTCTTGGTAGTCAGCTTCAAATATAATTCTTCGGCTTCCTTACCTTCGAAAGCGTTGATGATCTCAACGGCCTGACCAACGGTTTTTCTGCCAACGATTAAGACTGTGGTATTTTCCCTCACATTGAAAGAATATCCGATGATCAGGGATTGCGCGTTACTCATTTGTTTTCTCCTCCTTTTCCCAACATGCCTTGCACTTCCACTCTTTGCTCTCTACACTTTTACGGTAGAGATTCACGAGCTTCTTTCCGCAGCAAGGGCAGGTTTCGTGATGAACTACAGTTTTGGTGTGAGCGTTTTGAATTCGTCTATAGATTCGCCGCAGCTCGTCGTCCATGATACTGCTATAGCGTTCTTCGGGCCACATATTATTCTCCTTTCCTCGGTACATCCAAATATTTCTTTCGGATCGCTTCAAATTTGTCTCGATTAATGACCAGGGTCTTGTTACCGAACAGATCATAACTAGGATACATGTCTCTTGAAAATTCTTTAAGAACTGCTAACGCCACGGACCGGTCTTTGTCATCTCGATCCATTTTTTCTCTGATAGCAGAAATGATGAAATCCTTATCTAGTAAATATGCATCTGTAATTCCGGCCTCTTCAGCACCTCTGACAATTGCGTCATAGATTGCAGTTTCGTGACGGTCGATCATCTCAGCGTAAATATTATTGGTAACGTGGCAAATGGTCATATCTCCGTCATCGTTAATGCCGATCTCTGGTTTCTTGAGCTTAACGTGAAACATTGGGCCGCTATCAAAGATATGCACCTTATTCCACCTCCTCGAACAGTACGCTATTGAACTGCTCGTTGGGGAATTCCTTGAGGGTTACCAGAGTATGCCATGAGTGAACCTCCACATCAATCACGGTATACTTCTCGCCGACAGTCAGTAGATGCTCCTTATCGAACCCGGGAAATGTACTTCCGACGTCGTTCGAAACGCATACTACCTGCCTTTCTTTATTGTTGGTAATGTCCATGCTATTTTTGTCTCCTTTCAAAAATATAATGGTGGGCCCGCCCGGATTTGAACCGAGGACCTTGAGATTATGAGTCACCTGCTCTAACCTACTGAGCTACGGGCCCATTTTTTATTTGAATTTGTCAGCGAATTTAATAAGCAATGCTGCAGGTTTTTCTAAAAGTTTGTCTAACCAATTTCCCATAAACATCGGCGAATAGAATCCGAACACAATGGCTCCGGGTAATAGGCATGCCAAAAATATAGTTAGTCCGTCCATGTAATACCTCCGAAAATATAAAAGCGTAAGACCCCGAGTTTTTCTCAGGGCCTTAGCCTTTTTAATAACTTCCAAACATATGATCCAGTTCGTTGTTCAGCCAAATATACATTTCGTCGGAACAACTAACCTGAATCTCAACTCCAAACTTGCCGTTCTGCACGACGTTATACTTCACGCCATTCTCGTTCAAGAGATTTAGCGCGACGATAAAGTCGTCATACAAGCAGTCCAGATTGTAAATCGTCAAGATAGTTCTTCCATATTTTTCCGTAGCCTTTTTCATAAAACATTCTCCTTTGTTGTTTATTATTTCATAAAGGAATATGTTTTTTATGCGAAGGCGTAGTTCATGCGACCTTATCCCAGCCAGTAAACCGAGTTTCGTTGAACTTCTTTTTACTTTGCAAAGCTCGACTAATGGCTAAGTCGATTCCGGATCTTGTCTTGAGGTGGTAATACCAAAGGTGTCGATAAGGTGTATTGAGGCGGTCAATCCGTCCGGCCGATTGTTGCATAACTTTGTAGGAATAGTTTTGGGAGTAGAACACAATTGTATCGGTCTTAACACAATTCCATCCCTCTGCCCCGGCCGTGTATTGGACAAGATACACCCAAGCATCTCCTTCTGGTATTGGTTGATGCTTATGTCCATTCCACTCAGCCACTTCAACATCTTCTCCATAGTATAGTCCTTTCAGAATATCCAGCTCGTAGTCGAAGTTGTAGAAGACTATCATCTTCGGATGCTTCTCATACAATTCCAGCAAAGCCAGTTGTCTTGACTCGTCCGTATTCACGATTTTCCGTAGAATATAACAGAGACCACTAGCGTTAATGATGGGCTCGTTCTTATATGGGTCCCACCTTTTTTTCATAGTGTCTTTGTACATGGGAATATCATAGCTGGCATAGACGTCCTCATGGTGTGATATGGTTTCTCGCTTGAAGTCCATGTCCACGAGAATCCTATCTCTCAAACGGATTAGTCGTTTGGTGTTTACATATCTGTCGACTTTCGGATACTTGCTGAATCGGCTGTACACAATATGCTCTCGAATGAATTCTGTTTTGTTCTTATAGAACCCATTCGCAACAAACACCGGAATATAATCAGTCCAAGTGTCGCCTGGCGTGGCAGACAGAAGAATCCAGTCATTGACTTTGGTAATCTTCAGGAATGCTTTAACCCATGCTCCCGAACCGACAACACGTTGTTCATCAAATATAAAGAAGGCGTTTTTCACGTCCTTATACTTGCCAATATTATTCCAGCTATCGACAACCACCTTATGCTGGTAGAGATTTAACTCTGGATGAGTAGAAAGAAGGAAGGGCGCAAGCTCGCCCTCCCATTCCAATGTATCTCGCTTTCTAGCGGTTGTGATAATATATAAATCCTTAGGAGGATCACCCATCGGAACGTACTCCGCAGTGTTGAGTTCGCCTCCCTGTGTCATATAGTAATATGCCAAAGAGGTTCGAGATTTACCCGAACCAACGCCGCCACATAATATGCAGCCATTTCTCATTTGCTGAATAGCTTTGAGTTGATAGTCACGCAATTGTATCGCCAATGTGCGATCCTCCTTTCGTTAGGATTAATCACGGTTACCCTTAGGATCCGTCCTGTCCTTATGACGCTTACAAGAATATAATTCCGCTTGAAAGGTGTTCGTCTTTTTACAGATGACTTGACGGTATCCTGCGGGCTTACCGAATACGCAGTTCTTGCACTGTTTCTGGCTCATTTTTACCAGGGAGTCTCCTCGGGACCTTCGAGCGCAGCATACTTCTCCGCGAACTCGTCTTCCTCGACAGTGACATACATGTTCTTCACATATGCCTTTACGCCCTGCTCGCCACGAACCTCCCAGCAGTAGGGGCGGATGATGAGGTCGACATTGCGAATCTCAGCGTAGTCCAGGCAGTCGACACTCTCCTCGTCCAGCAGGGTCTTAGCTCTGCGGGTGATCATGAAGATCTTGGGAGGAATGTTGTCGTAGCTGACAGCCACCTGAATATAATGGGTAGGAGTTTCATCCTCATCGCGAGGAGCCAGAATGCGAACATTCCAGCCGTCCTCTGCCAATGCCTGGGCTCTTGCAGGGTCGTCGATGACAACGCAGAAGTTGCGCTTGCCTTCGTCGTTATACTTGGTCTTCTTACCCGCAAAGTTGCGGAACATGATTCGAGCATTCTCGATGATAAGGTTATCTACATTTTTATATGCCATGATTTATCGTTCTCCTTTTAAATATAATTTTTACCTCTTCTTAAAGGCATCGTCATAATCCTCGCTGATGTACCAAGGAAGGTCGTCATCGTCAAGCGGGTGATCGGGAATAAGCGGGTCGTCAGATACGAAGCGTTCGAAGTCACCGTATTCGCTGATAGTTTCAACGGCAGCATCAACAAGCTTGTCGTAGTAGGAGCGGTCGATGCA